ATCGTAAACCCTTTTTGTTGTAACTCTGCACATTTAAGTGCACGTACAAGCTCGTAGTCGAGCCTCATCTTTTCTTCGTGCCGTTTGGCAATCTCTTTACACTGTTTGTAACCTGATTTGTCTAGGGGTACCATAAAATTAATTTGGAACCCCCAGTTTTCTGCTAGGGTGTAGCCAGTAGGCTGCATAAACTCATCAAGTGGTTTAGAATGATTACCCATATAAAAAGGCTGGAATGTCATTGTACTACCATTACAACTTATATTTGGGCCAAAGTATTGCCTACTTTGTGCACCATTATTCTGAAATTGTACTGCCTGATTGGTAACATTTCCCGTAGCAGCTGCCACAGGATTACTATTATTATGTGTCTCTCCCTCTGCAAAAGCAGGTGAAGTTATTGAGAGAAGATAGAGTAGGATGTAGTGGTACTGTCTGTTTCTATTTCTCTTTCTATTGAGATTGTTTCTATTGTTCCAGCTTCTCTGGTTGTAATCTGTAGATCCCAGTCTGCTGCGTTGGTTGTCGGTGTGTAGGTCGCATTGTCTGAACCTATACCACCAGTACCACCAACTGTTATGTTTGTACCACTGTAAGTTGTCACGGCTGCACCCTTGATGTCGTGCTCGATAGTCTCTGTTATTACTTGGTTTGTTGTCGTTGTCGACTGCATCGACCCTGTTGTAAACTGAGGCGTGACAGTATTTGCTTTTGATATTGCGGGGGACAACAAAGTCAAGAGTATTATCCATTTAGTCATGTTTTTGGAGTGTCTTGTTTCTTTGCCATTGGGCAAACAGGCGGTTTACTGTTTCCGTTTTTACCAGTCGTCAAACCAAATGTGGCCAAAGCTCCCGTAAAAACGCTGGCCACAAAAGTAATGTCACTGTTCCCAGCTTTTTTAACCATAGGAATTTCTACATAGTTCATGGTAATAATAAAACCAGACCAGACAACAACACCTAATCGGACAAAAGTACCTAATATTTCTATTTGATGTTCTTTGTCCTCAGCAATGTCTTTTAGTTTAGTAACTAAGTTTTTTTTCTTTTCTTCCATTTGTTTATTTTACCTTGTATAAACTTTTGTATTTTTTTCTTTATGGTGTCAAAAAATGGTTGAGCAAACGTAGTGACCGCTACGGCAGATACCGCTGCATAGCTTGCAGCCACTACTACTTCTGAGGTAGGTAGTGGTACATCTATGTTTATCATTGGTATATTTATACTTGGTGCTGGTTGTTCCGTAGTTTCTGTAGTTTCTGCTTTTGTACCTTCTGGTTCTTTAAGATCACTAGGAGGTATTACCATAGGTACATAACTAGGAACATCAGCTGTTGGTAAAGGTATTGATATTGTTTCTATATTGTCTACTGGTGGAATTATTATTGTGGGTAAGTCCACTACCCAGCAGGGTCTATAGTATTACCTTCTGCTACCCATTTTAAAATAGCTTTATAGTGTATATTCTCATCATCAATAGGTACAAACATTTCTTGATCATCAATAATCGCAATAATATTATCGTTTACTGAATTGTCGTAAACCAATTCTCCTTTTTCGGAATCCCATTTAAGAGTTCCTTTATACTTTGCAGTTTTAATTTTCATAATTCACTCTCGGCAATAACTCTCCATTCGTAAAATCTTCCACTTGAGCTCATGTAATGATTATATCCTTGTGTACTTGCATGACTTGCAGAAAATGATCCACCACCATCTGCTGTAGTATTCGTAAAACTTATGGTTGGAGTAGCTCTCATTTCTTTCTCAAATCTTACAGGGAACTGTCTGCCAGCCGTGTTACCACTACCCCAATATGCTCTGGTACTTACATCTTTTTGGTAATATCTTTTACAAGATTCAAGCTCCTGTGCGTAGGATTTAAATTCGTATGAGGTGGCATAATCTGAAACTTCTAATTGAACTCCTGTAATTTCAAATGTCGCATTATCTGTTTCCCACCATGATGAAGGTTGGTCTTTGCTTCTTGAAGCTGATGCCCAAGTTGCCCATGCGTCATTAGTAACTGATGATGCTGTGTAGTTTGTACCACCAAAAAATATCGGAAAAACTTGAAAACCACTTCCGTTGTTATTATCAATCTGCAAATTAGAATTTCCAGGAATTGTCTTTGTTATTTTTGTCCAAGTATTAGCAGTTAATGTTCCTAAACTAAACGGATAAATGTAATTTGTACCGTCTACTGTTTTTATAAATCCAAAATATTCTTGGCTTACACTCGCTTTTACATAATAAGATAAGGTTAGAAAACTTGAGCTTGAGTTATAATTCCAACCACTATTTCTTACATTTTGTGCTTCTATATTTTGATTGAAGTTTAAAAGCCTGTTATTTTGAAATCCACCTGTTTGGTTTCCATTTGTTATTTTTGTACAATTTGTAATTCCTTTTGCAAAAGGGTTATCACCAGAATCGCTTGACACTACAGCTGACTGAGCAAATGTTGGTGCTTCATCAGTTCCAGCATATTCATGTTTCCAACGATCTAAGTCTCCATAACCATTTCCTGTGGATGACGTAGCACGGACGGCTACTTGCATAGCTCCGTTAATTATCAAATTACGATTAGGTATATTAGTAAACTTACCTGTGTCTGCTGTTATTGTTGTACCTGTTACGGCACATTTGCCATTACCATCTAAAGTTATGGCATCACTTGATGCGGAATTGGAACGGATTCCGTCTACTTTTAATGTACTCATTTAACTAGGCTCCGTTGGAAAAGTAACGGATGACATATCTAAATGACCATCTGCACCTACTTTAGGTGATGCACTAGCTGGTAAATCTCTAAGTGCCTGTCTATAAGTTTTCCAATCATCTGACATTGCAGGAGAATCTGAAAAACTCATCCAATCTGTTTTTGCTAATCTTGCATCTCTTTCTAGTCTTAAAAGTCTCATAGGTTCTGCATTTGTTAATCTTAATAATTCTGCTTCTATTTCAGCATCAGTTGGAATGGTTTCGCCTTCATCCCATACAAAACCAGAATAATCATCATCTTCTGCTCGTCTACTCCATTGTTTATTAGGTTTTAAACTTGCAAGTGCATCTACTTTGTAATAAAACATTATGTATCTCCCAAACGTATGAATGTGAGACCTGTTCTATGATAATCCCCTCCAGAATATTGTGTTGAGGAGTTATTTACAGCTTGCATTCGTAATCTATGTGTACTTGCATCAGTTACATCTAATATTGCGTGCATACTTAACCCACTATATCCACTTGTTTTATTCAAACCGTAACTAATAGTATTATAACTACTGCCACTATTTGCACTCATTTCTAGTTTTATTCCAGCGTAATCTGCACTACTGTGCATTTGTAATTGAGACATTATCAAATATATTCCAGTAGAGGGAAAGGTAAAGACACCACTAGATTCTGTCATTCCGCTTCCTATTTGTGCAAAATAAGTATCATTTCTTTCCCAACCACTATCTATTATGTCACCACCATTTTTACTATTATCATTCGTAATTCTCCATTGATCCATCATTGAAATTCCAGCAACTGCAGTTGCAAAAGATAAATTACCAGATCCATCAGTTTTCATATATTGTCCACTACTACCATCAGCATTAGGTAACTTAAAAGCTACGTCACTAGATGTAGGTGCAGATGAAGGTGGGTTTAGCGATACGCTGTTACCACCCGAATGTTTTAATTTTATTGAACTCATGCTTTTATTTCCTGTGCTATCAAATAACAAGTTTTAGGATCATTTGTTTCACCACCTCGACCATTAAATGTAAAGTGTCCGTTAGTTACACGGCATTGAATTTTATAATTAATTGCAGACGTTCCTCCAGCAGTATCAAAAAAAGCGTAAGCACCATCTTCGACAGGTCTATTTGTATTAACGTTGTAAGCAACATTATGTAAAAAATTGCTATTACCATCAACTACAGTAGTACTATCTTTAATTAATCTAAGACCATTACTTGCAGATGTATCATTACCCCATCTGCAATAAAGGGTAAGAAAAATTAAACTGTTACTAAATTCTGGTGTAATATTTAATGTTAAAGCAGTATCTGTCCAAGTAGAGTTGTTGGAAATTTGTTGAGAAGAACTTGTATTAACTCTAACTGTTTGCAATATAGTTCCAGCAGGCAGGTTAGATTTAGACAAAGTTCCACTAATTGTTGTGGGTGTGTAGCCGGTTATTGTACCGTTTCCGTTTATTGTTATTGCCATAATTAAACTATTGTGTAAGCACTACCAGTACTGATAGTTAAAGTAACTCCGTTGTTTATAGTCACAGGACCAGCACTCATTCCATTCGACCCTGTTGGAATTGTGTGAGATGCACTTATTGTTTGACTGTTTTGGAATATTGCTCCACCTGTATCCGCAGTTGGACTTGTTGATATACCTGTAAGGTTAGAGCCGTCACCTGTGTAAGATGTTGCAACGACTGTACCTGTTACGGTAATACCAGTGCTTGAAGTCTCAAGTTTTTTAGATCCAGCTTCGTAAAGTTCAACTGAAGCATTATCTTCAAAAACTGCTGCGACATTATTATTAGCTGAAATTATTTTTAAACTTTTTCCTGTCTGAGCATTTTTAATAATGTTGTCAGTACTATGATAAATTTGTAAATCAGTATTATCTCCAAAGTTAGCTGTCTCAGCATCACCCCAAGAAATATTATTACCATTAGTATCTAAGTTACCACCTAGTTGTGGTGATGTGTCACCGACTAGATCTGTAAAAACAGTACCAAAACTTAATACACCACTACCATCTGTTTTTAAAAACTGACCAGCACTACCATCTTCTGGAAGAGTAAAGTCACTTGTTTTTGTTAAAGAGTTTGGACCTTTAAAACTGATGTGCTCGGTATTAGTATTATCTGAATCAAATTCAATTACATTACCTTGTCCAAGTCTAATTCCTTTTCCAGCAGCCGTTACACTAATATCCTGTCCAACAACGTACCTACTATTAGTATCAAAAAGTAACTCACCACTTTGATTTACTCTTATAGCCGCACCAGCACTTCCAAGAGTGCTTATATTAGTAGCTGGCAACGTGAATGTGTTAGTTACACCAGCACTATGAGGAGGTGCTTTGATAGTTTGACCATGACTATTGTTGCCACAGTTAAGGACTATTTGAGCATCATTACTACCGTTACCTTTTATTTCTACCTTTCCTGTGCCATCAGGAGTTAACTTAATGTTACCGTTGGTTGTGCTTGTAGTAATTTCACTTGCTTGAACATCTAAGTTACCACCAAGTTGTGGTGTAGTGTCATCAACAACATCAGTAGCTACAGTAACAAACTCAATAGCATTTCCAGCAGAGTTAACTTTTAAAGTTTTACCGGCTGCTCCTGTGTAGTTTGTTGGTGAATCAGAAAGTCCAGTAAATGTACTAGATCCTCCACCTCCACCTGTATCATCAGCAATAACAAATTTAGAACTTGATGCCTGATATTTAAGAATTTTGTTATCAGCTACACCTGTTAGATCTACATCATTTAATGCTCCTACTGAATTAGATGAGGTTACATCAGCTCCAGTAGCGATACCAGATAGTTTTGTCTTTTCTGCATCAGTGAAGGCATTAGTATTTGCTTCTCCTTCATACGCTGTTTTTATTTCAGCTCCAGTTTGGTCGGCTGTAGCTGACGTTTCAATTCCAGAAAGTTTTGTCTTCTCTGCATCTGTATAAGCATTAGTATTACTATTTGCTTCGTATGCAGTTTTGATTTCTGAGTTAGTCTGATCTGCCGTGGCTGACGCTTCTATACCATTAAGTTTACTATGGTCTGCGTCAGTGAATACATTACTGTCACTAGCAGACTCAACTAAAGCTCGTATTTCACTAGCAGTTTGATCTTGAGTAGCATTAGCTTCAATACCATCTAGTTTTGTTTTTATACTACCATCAGCAGAACCATTAAATAGTTTACCTTCTAAATCAAAAGCTTTGTTTCTAGCATCCTGTGCTGTAAAGTTAGATTCAGTAGATGAGTTGTTAAGGTCAGTAGCTCTAATGGTACTGCCACTAGCAAAGCTAGTATATGAACTATCTGCATCTCTTGTCCTACGCTCACAGAAAACTACTGCCCCACTAGGTAGTGCAGAGTTAAATGTAATTGTATTGTTATCGCTGGATAGTGTGTAGTTGTATAAAGTTGTACCTGCTGAAACTGCAGGAAAGTATAATCCATCTGTATTATTCAC